CGATCAGGCGACGCTAGAAAAGATTCCTACGTTCATCATGCTCGCTGAGCAGGTGATCGCTGCTGAGATCAAGTTTCTCGGCAACCTTACCCCTATGCAGTCTAACCTTGTGACAGGTCAAGCGGTGGTAGATAAGCCTGCCCGCTGGCACAAGACTGTTTCGATGAACGTCACCGTTGGTGGCGTCAGACAGCCTGTATTCCTGCGTAAATACGAGTACCTGCGGGAGTATTGGCCTAATCCGACTCAGACCGACCCACCTAAGTTCTACGCTGATTACGACTACACCCACTGGCTGATCGCCCCTACCCCGGACGATGACTATGCCTTTGAGGTGCTGTACTACGAGCGCATCCAGCCTTTGGATTCGTCCAACCAAACTAACTGGTTCACCATCTACGCCCCACAGGCGCTGCTTTACGGCACTCTGCTACAGGCTATGCCGTTCTTGAAGAACGACGAGCGCATACCGATGTGGCAGGCTCAGTACGACAAGATCATGCAGGTACTGAAAGCCGAAGACATCCAGCGGATGGGTGATCGTCAAGCCATTGCATTGGATAGCTAACTATGAGCTACAACAGTCCCTTCACCGGAACGGTGATCCAGCCCACGGATGTTTCTTTCCGTGCGATAACTTTATCGGCTAATACGCAGCTTCAGTGGCCTATTAACGGTAACGCAACGGATGACTACGCAGCTAGGATCATGAACGTGACGGCGACGACTTCGGGTCTGTCGCTGTATATGCCGCCTGCGAACCAGACTTCGGTAGGTAACGATGCCCTGATTCGAAATGTTGGGGCAAATACCTTTACCGTTAAGACGTTCGACAACGCTGGCACGATCATCTCGATTGCTGCGGGTGAGACGAAGTACATCTACATCACAAACAATAATACCGAGGCAGGCACTTGGGGCAATATTGCTTTTGGTGTTGGCTCTTCAAATGCTGACGCTGGGACACTAGCTGGCTTCGGCTTGTTGGCTACCGGTGTGACGCTTAACCAGTCGCATCCTGTTACGACCTTCAGCACTAACGCTACGGCGACTACAGCCTACCGCGCACAGACGTATGTGTGGACAGGTGGCGCTGGTACGCTGACTCTGGATACAGTTAGCAACCTTGGCAACAACTGGTTTGTAATGCTGAGAAACGCTGGTACGGGTGCCCTAACTGTCGCAGCTCAGGGCGGATCGTTGATCAACGGTTCGGCTTCGATCATCCTGCAGCCCTCAGACTCGTGTATTGTCGTTTGCTCCGGTACGGCTTTTTATACAGTCGGTTTGGGTAAATCTACGCAGTTCAATTTCACCCAGTTGACGAAAGACGTATCCGCAGGCGGTACGTTTACCCTCACGACTACTGAGGCCTCTAACGTCATCCAGAAGTACACAGGTACTTTGCTTGGAAATGCGACGGTTATCGTGCCTCCGACGGTTCAGGTCTACTACATCGTCAACGAAGCTGTTGGCGGGGTCAGTAACTACACTGTGACGATCTCTACGGGTCTTGGTAATAACATAACGATTGCTCAGGGTGCGAGTTCTATCGTTATCTGCGACTCTGTAAACATCATCGCGGCAATTACCGTATCCGTTGGTATCACGACTGTTTCTTTGAACAATGGCACTGTCGCCTCTCCTTCGTTGAACTTTGCGAGTGAAGTCAGCACAGGTATCTACCGAGCCACTTCTGGTGAGTTCAACATCGCTATTTTGGGTGTTAACGAGTTTACAGTTACTGCGAACGGTATTACGGCACCTAGCGGCATTTCCGGCGGGACATTTGTATGACCGCAAAGGTTTTCACTTTAGATACAGAACCGGGTGTTCAGCGCGACGGTACTTTCTTCGACAAAAACTTGTATGTTGATGGTCGTTGGGTACGCTTTCAGCGCGGTCGCCCACGTAAGATTGGTGGCTATCGATCGATGACGAACGAAGTACGTGGTTTGTCTCGTGGTATCTATGTGAACTCTGAAGACGGTTTCAACCGTATTTTCAGCGGTTATTCAGCAGGTTTACAGACATTTTCGGTTGATAACAACGGCATCGGTGCAGGGCTTACGCCTTTTACTTTTGGCGGCAGCATTCTTACTTTAGGGACGGTCGTCGGTGGTACTACATATACTAATGGTACTTATACAAACGTTAGTCTTACTGGGGGTACTGGTACTGGCGCTAAAGCAACGATAGTTGTCGCTGGTAACGTCGTCACGACTGTCACAATTACAACAAGCGGCACATCCTATTCTGTTGGTAACTCTTTAACGGCACCAGCTTCGGCTATCGGCGGTACAGGTTCAGGCTTCTCTGTGCCTGTGGCTACGGTTCAATCCGGCTTCACAGCGAGTAACCTAAACCTGTGGCAGTTCGATGCGATGTTCGACTCCGCAGGGTCGCAGAACACCCTGCTGTTAGCGCACCCGGGGCTAAATCTTGCCCAGATTGATAACACAGCGAACTCTCCTGTTTTAGCTGGTTCGGTACTAGGATCGGTTGTCACTCCGCTCAAAGACATCAACGGGCCAACGCCTACCGGTGCCGTGGTATCGGTCTCAGGGGGTGTGGTGGTTCTGCACCCTTACGTGTTTGTCTATGGCGACAATGGGCTGATTAAGAACTCTGCAGCGGGTGATCCGTTTGACTGGAACAGCGCAGAGTCTAATGAGGTATCAGCGGCTTCTACGAAGATCGTAAAGGGCTTGCCAGTCCGAGGTGGTTCTAACTCCCCGTCTGGCTTATTTTGGTCGTTAGATTCGCTCATCCGAGTGTCTTATGCGCCGCAGACTTTGGGTGTGTCTGGTACTCAGAACTGGGCACCATCTACCTTTTGGCGCTATGACACCATTTCTAACCAAAGTTCTATTCTTTCTTCTCAGTCTGTTATTGAATACGACGGTATTTATTATTGGATTGGGGTTGATAGGTTCCTCCTATATAACGGGGTAGTCAAAGAAATTCCCAACTCAGTTAACCAGAACTATTTCTTTGACAATCTGAACTATGCTCAAAGACAAAAAGTCTGGGCGACCAAAGTGCCTCGATTTGGCGAGATTTGGTGGTTCTACCCGCATGGGGACTCGGAAGAGTGCAACAACTGCATCATCTATAACGTCCGTGAGAATACTTGGTATGACGGTGGCTTTAGTCCGGGTGCTGCGCGTTCGGCTGGTTACTTCTCGCAGGTCTTTAAGTTCCCAGTAAACGCCGGAACTAACCTGACGATCTCTGAGACTGTCTTCTCGGCGAACATCAGTACGACTAACGGTAACGCTAACATTACGATGGCGAACACGAACCAGATTGCTTTGAATCAAGTAGTCGATTCGGCAAGTGTTCCTGTTGGTGCTTATGTGATTGCTATAGCACCGAGTATGACACCGGGGATTATTACGGTGAAGTTGTCTGCAAACGCGACGGCAACACAGACTGAGTTAGCTGAGTTCCAGACGATGCCGGGGCTAACGACGATCTGGCAGCACGAGATCGGCACAGATGCGGTGGATGGTCAGAATACCTTAGCGATTGAGAGCTACTTTGAGACATCGGACTTAGGCTGGGTAGCGGGTGGCCCTGCACAGTCTCCGAACATTCCTAATGGCAGCGTTGGCGAGAACAGGTGGCTGCATATTGAGCGGATAGAACCTGACTTTGTATTGTCTGGCGAAATGTATGTCCAAGTCGTGGGTCGGCCTTACGCACAGGTTGAGGACGTCTATAGTCAACCGTATCCATTTGATCCGAACACGAACAAGATCGACATGCGTGAGCAGCGCCGACTAGGCCGTTTAAAGTTTGGCAGTAACGTACAGGGCGGTAACTACCAGATGGGTCGTATCTTGATTAGCGCCAACTTCGGCGATGTCAGGGGCTTCTAATGGCTGATATTGCACTCGTCTACGATCCCAGATACCACACGTTTGAGTCGTGGGCTTCTTTAATGGTTGAGGCGTATTCCACGCAGCAGTTGGCTATTCCTGATGGCGATTGGAAGACTTGGGCTGCTAGTTTGAAAGCAATTGACGTCTTCTCAAATGAAGCGATCCCCGGCCCTTATGTGTATGAGAACTGGCAAGACTGGGCGGCTGCATTAGTGAATGCAATCAATGTTAACCCATACGCTCCGGTGAAATAATGGCGCTAT